AGATTGCGAAAAAGTGGTGATTGAGAATCCTACCCCCAGCAAGATTTTTGATTACCCAAAGCCTACGCAGGCAATCCAGCCCTACGAGTACGGACATCCTTACAGCAAGAAAACGCTACTGTGGGAACGCGGTGTACCGCCGCTGCACCCGACAAACATCGTAGAACCTACCGCGACATGGTGCCCGTCTGGTTCCTACTCGCACAAGCATAGTGAACAGCACAAGGGCATGTTTACCACTGACCGCGCAAAGAGCCGTGCAAAAACTTTTCCGGGCGTTGCAAAAGCTATGGCAGATACTTGGGGGTGAATTGGAATGATTACCTGTTGTCTCAACTGCACATCACGCCACCAAGCTTGCCACGACACTTGCGAGAAGTACAAGGCAGAGAAGAAAGACTTCGAGGAGCGCAAGGCATTCGTGTATGAGCTGAACCACAGCCAGAGCGTATACCACCGTGACTACGAGGATAAGCACCGGGAACGTGGCAAGAAGCGGTTTCTCGGAAGTGAATTTAGAGGTGAACGAGGATGAGACTTGTTGACGTAGAGCCGATTATTGAAGGGTGGAAGGAAACCGGGAACAGTAAAAAAGCCAAAGCTAAAGCGCTTATGAACAGCGGAATTTACTCTGAATACAATAAAGGTGTTGCCCTTGACGCCGCTTCTGACCTTGTTTTGACACTTGCCGAACAGCTTGAAAACGCTCCATCAATTGCGTGGACAAATGTAAAAGACAAACAACCGAAAGAAGATGGAATTTATCTTGCTGTTTACGATTCTTTGATCTGGGAAAATCTGATTGGGAAAAGGAAGTTTGTAAACGGAAAGTGGATTGACAATAAAAACCCAGTCAAGTTCTGGATGCTAATTCCTAAAATTCCGGGAGACAACGAATGAACACCGGGAAACAGTTTGAAGCAGACTTCAAAGCATCCGTTCCATCCGATGCGTGGTGCTACCGCCTGAAGGACAGTGCTGCCACCTACTACGGTGGCAACGAGAACCTGTCTTTTTCCATCGACAACATCTGCGACTTCCTTGTGTACCGATACCCGATGAACCACCTGTTTGAGCTAAAAACCATTGAAACGCCCTCTATCCCTCTGGAAAAGGTGCTCGGCAAGTACGACAAGGCAAAGTGCAAATACCACAAGGAAAAACACATCACGGACATGGTGGATGCAATGGGGTACAGCGGTCAGACCGCCCATGTGATAGTCAATTACAGAGCGGTCAACCGCACATTTGCAATCCCTGCCAGCAAGGTTTTGACGTTCCGTTACAACGAGAGCCGCAAGAGCATCCCTTGGCAGTGGGCAGAGCAAGAGGGGATAGAGGTAAAAGCAAAAAGGCTGCGTGTCCATTGGCGGTATGACGTGGATGGGCTGCTAAAGAGATTGGAGAAAGAGAATGACAATGGTATGCGATAGGTGTGGCGAAACGTATACGCTTGAAGAATGGAACAAATGGAACAAAATGAATGGAAAAATTGAAGTTCGGCCAATAATTGGCGGGAAAGAAGGGTGGAGTATTCTTCTTTGCCCTTCTTGCATGGCAAAGCTGAACGACTGGCTGAAAGGAGAGCAGAAGTGAACAAGAAAATTTCAGACATTCTGCCCAAGACGGAAATCTTGGCACAGTTGGCAGAAGAAGCATCTGAGTTGGCACAGGCTGCGTTGAAGTTGCGCCGGGCACTGGATTGAACGAACCCGACACCGAAGAGCGTTGAGGAGTGCGAAGAAAATCTGCTAGAGGAACTAGCAGACATTAAAGTTGCGTTTACGGTCTATTTATCTGATTCAAAACCATGTATCAAGGCAAGGGTTTCGGAGGAAATCAATAAGACCACCGAGATAAAGCTCGACCGTTGGCTCTCTCGTCTTGAAGCAAAGGAGAATAAAAATGACTGAATATCATGTTGGGTGTGGGCCATTCGGAACCATCTATGCCGGAACGCTGATGAAGCAGCGGAAAGATGGATTACAGTTATGGAGAAGCAAGTCTAATGTGACCGATGAAGCAGTTTCCGCTGCTCTGTCTCATTTTATTACTGAAATGGAACGTTCTGACAAAACGAAGCTCGAAAAGGTGTGGGGCGTTATTGGAAACAAGAAACTAAAAGTTACATTCGAGCTTTCCACCGATAAGGAGCAGTCGGATGAATAAATTCGGAAACTGCCCCCTCTGCGGCAAACAGATCAAGCAGACCAACCTCCGCAAAATCGCACGGCAGAACCAGTTGTACGGCTTTCGCATGGCTTTAGATGGCATCGCCACCACATGGGGCGCACTGATTCAGAACCTTCGGTGCGATGCAGACCTAACCGGATGAACAGGTGTAGAAAATCATCCGCATTGGTGATAGGTACTGGGAGATGGTCGGGCAGTTCAAGAACGAGGACATGACCCCTGAAGAGTTTGCGGATTACATCACCGCAAAGTCAGAACAGGTCGAAAAAGAGCTGAGGGAAAGGTGGAGCTAATGGATAAGGAACAGCTTGCAATCGCACGGTTGCAGGACGCTGCAAAGCTATCAGAGCATCGGTACAAGAAACCGTTGATGGTCACATACTCTGGTGGCAAGGATTCGCAGGTGCTTGTGGCACTGGCTGAACGTGCCGGAATCAACTTCGAGGTGGTCAACAGCCACACCACAGCAGATGCGCCGGAAACGGTCTATTTCATTCGTGAGCAGTTCAAAGCGATGAAAGAACGTGGAATCAAATGTTCCATTGTTATACCACGATACAAGGACAAGCCCGTGTCCATGTGGACGCTGATTCCGCAAAAGCTGATGCCGCCCACACGGCTTGTGAGGTATTGCTGTGACGTTTTGAAAGAAAACACAGGGAAAAATCGGTTCATTGCCACTGGCGTTCGGTGGGCAGAATCTGCACGGCGCAAAAACAGTCGTGGCGTGATGGAGCTGATGCACAAAGACAAAGAGAAGCGCATCATCCTTATGGGAGACAATGATGAAAAAAGGCAGCTGTTCGAGACCTGCAACCTTAAGGGCAAGATGACTGTAAATCCTATCGTGGACTGGTCTGACGATGATGTATGGGACTACACGCACAGCGAACACTTGCCTATCAATCCGTTGTATTGCGAAGGGCAAAAACGTGTCGGTTGCATCGGATGCCCTATGGCTGGTAGGGGGGGGCAGACAGCGCGAGTTTATGCGTTGGCCTGCCTACGAGAAAATGTACATATCGGCGTTTGAACGAATGCTCGATACCAGAAAAGCAAAAGGTTTGCCGTGCGACTGGCAAACTGGAATGGGCATTTTCCGTTGGTGGATGGAAGATAGCAACATCAGCGGTCAGTTGAGCATGGACGATTTGATGGAGGATAACAATGTTTGAATTTGTAACTCGCTGGCTGGTCTGCCTAGTCCTGCTGGCGGTAGTAGTTCAGTCTGAACGGACAATCAAGAACATGGCGAACAGCCTGTTTGAAAAACAGCGAGCAATGTTCGTCTGGGCGTTCGTCAACGTGTGTCTGGTCGTTTGTACGGCTGTTGTGATGGGGTGGAAATGATGATTCAGGAAATTAACATGGTAGGGCGTGAAAGACTAGCTTTTCTGTATGGTCTTTATAGCGGCTGTGCGAAATCCGAAACTGAGCTTAACGCCAAAGGCATTTATCAGAAAATTGCTTCCGAGTTAGCTTGGTGTTTGGGACTCAACGATAACGAAAGCAAATGTTATGAAATGAACGGGGAATAACCAATGGACAACGAACTTTACTGCCCGATGAAGCTAACCAGCAATCCGCTTGGTCGGTGCGTATGCGAGAAAGAAAAGTGCGCTTGGTGGCTGCAGTTGGACAACTGCTGTTCCGTCTGGTGGATTGCACGGAAGCTGGACAACATCGAAACGAAGATGAAGAGGTGAGAGTATGGACGATTGGATTAGCATTAGAGACGGTTTGCCGATTGATTATCAGTCTGTTCTTATTTGGGATGGATGCTCGATTTCCATTGCGCACCGTGAACCCGGTGCACCTGATAACGAATTTGTTGACGACTACAATGACGAGTTCGTATACACAGGATGGTGGAAGAAACTGCCGACCGCTCCAAAGGAGGCCTGATACATGGCAACACCCCCGAAGCGTGGTCGTGGCAGACCGCCGCTGACTGAAGCTGAAAAGAAAAAGCGTGAGAAGCGAGCGCAAAAGGCGAAAGAAGAAGCCGCTGCAAAGCGCGAGAAAGAGCGAGAGAAGAAGAAGCAACAGATGCTTAACAAACGGAAGTCTATCCGATCACAGGTGAGTAAAAAAGTGAAAGAACAGCAAGAGTTGGCTATCGAGAAGTCGAAGATGATGAACACAGGAGATTTGCAGTCAAGAATCGGCGATGAAGAGGACAAGAAAGTTGTCGGCATGATTGCAGCAAAGTATTTTGGCGACCTTCCGAGCGTGGACATGAACAACCCCATTGAAGTGCAGCAACGCCTTGATTTTTTCTTTGACGCTTGCATCGAAGCCAGAATCTCCCCTGTGGTGGAATGGATTGCGCTGGTTCTGGGCATCGAATGGCCTAGCCTTAGACAGATTATGACAGGCAAGCGCCGTGACGAAAGCTTGCAGCAGAAGTACATCCTAAAACTGATTCTGCAAATGCAGTCTATGTGGGCGTACAACGGTATGTATGGTCAGGAGAACCCGGCAGAGTGGATTTTCCGAGCCAAGAACTACTTTGGTATGCGTGACAACGTGGAAGTCACCGTTGCGCCGCCTGAACAGCCGTTGGGCGATGCCCAGAGCGCAGAACAGCTCGCCCAGAAGTACCAGACGGCTTTGCCGAAGGAGATTGAAGTGGAGTACAGAGAGGTGGACGACTAATGCAGACTGACAGAGGAATCTACCACAAGCGAGTATGCGACCGCTGCGGAGTGGTACAGGGCGGTAGGATGATGAACCCTGACGAATATTTCAATAACTGGGCGTGGCGCAGGGACACAGGCGACCTGTGCCCGGAGTGCTACGAGGAGTATAAACGAGTGATCGGACGGTTCAATGCCAACAGAAGAAGAAAGAGAGGGCAGATATAATGGATGTTTACTGCACCACCGAACATTGCTCTTGCATGGGTATCAAGCAGTTCTCTGCTGGCAAGGCAATCCGATGCACAGCAGAATCCTGTGAGAACAAATCTGAGCCGTCCTGCGGCTCTTGCAAATGGTACGCAGAGCCGGAGGGCGTATGCGTGAACGACCAGTCAGAACACGTTGCAGACTTCGTGTGGGACGAACGTGGATGCAAGGAATGGGAGAAGAAAGATGAAACGTCAGCAGACCTATAAAGGACTTATTGGCAAGGGCTGGTACGACCAAAGCGAATACAGTCACTATTTTGCAGCGTGGGCAAACCACCGCAACAACTGGGCTATTCGCAAGGCTGACAACCGCAAGCTGGCAAAGGCAAGATTGAAGCAGATTGAACGCCAGCAAATCAAAAAGGAGGTGGACGAATATGAGCTATGATATTTCGCTGTGCGACCCTGTAACGCATGAAACGCTCAAAGCGGATAGTACGCATTTTATCGCAGGTGGTATGCGCGCTATGGGCGGTACAAAAGAACTGTGGCTCAACGTCACCTATAATTACAGTCACTTCTATTATCGACCGGAAGTGTTTGGTGAGGGCGGCATCCGCTCCATCTATGGCAAAACAGGCGCAGAGAGCATTCCGATGTTGGAAAAGGCGATTGCTGCACTGGGCGATGATGTGGACGATAGCGACTACTGGAACGCAACAGAGGGCAACGCAAAACGCGCCTTGTACGGTCTGCTGGCGTTTGCAAAGATGCGTCCTGACGGTGTGTGGGATGGAGATTGAAGGGAGAAAAGTCAATGCCGATATATGAAGTCGCTTTAGGCATCGTTTTGACAACGATGGTTGGTATATTGTTTGTATCTCCCATTTATCTGTTTGAACGATATATCCTTTGGAGCATTTTGGATGAATATATTGATAACACTATTATCAAGGTTGTTGCTTGTGCGGTTATCAATGTTGCTATTTTCTGGATTGGACATGTAGTCATTCTTGCTGCTACGGGGTATAGTAATGGCTAACGCCCTTTGGCATCCAGCAAACGAACCGCCACGAGAACGGACGCAACCTTTGTTGCTTGCGACTAAGATAACATGGCGTGATAAAGATGGAAAAATGTTGCGAGGATTCTCGCCCACGTCATATTTTCTTGGCTGTTACGCAGACGGTCAGTTCTGGGATGATATAGGCGAGAGGCTGCCGAAAGATGTGACGGTGACGCATTGGATGGAGTTTCCGATGGTATGAGGTGCTAGGTATGGAGAGCAAAATTGTTTGGCATTCTCTCAAAAAAGAAGGATACCCGCCACTGATTGACAAAGGAAATGGCTACTTTTCATCCGAAAGGCTTTTACTGTCTGGGGTGTACTTCGATTTTTTCAAAGGGAAGATAGACAGGGCTGCGTCATGTGGAGGGCTCGTAAAAGACCTTCGGCATGAAATGCCGGAATTTGATTGGATGAACGATAACGGATACCGTTTACATCATTCAAAGATTGAATATTGGGCGTATATGCCAGAACCGCCAAAGGAGGATTAAAGATGGATAGATTTGAAGCGTTAACAGAAGCGATGAACCGATGTGCTGCATCAGCTGAACATTTTGCAAATGCTGTCAGACAGTCCGAAACGCAGTGCGGTTACATCAAGCAGAAGCACAATCGACCTGTATACCGTAAAGGCGCAAAGCTACATCAAGTTTTCAAGCGAATCACGAGAACGAGAGAGGGGTTTAGAAAATGACAGAACTTAAGAGATGTCCGTTCTGCGGTGGAGAAGTGGCTATTGCCGAGACAGGCGACTATTTGAGAAGATGGATGTCTATAACAAGAGGAAACGGCAAGAATGGATGCAAGTGCCGGGTATTCATGGAGAGCAAGCTATACAACTCTGATTGTTCCGAAGCTGATAAAGAAAAGATTAAAAAAGAACTTATCGAAGCATGGAACAAACGCTACAAAGAGGACTGAGTATGGAGCAGGAACACAAGCCGAGAACATCAATGATTCTCCTGTTGGAACACGTTCATGCGATGGACGAATTGACGGACGAGGAATTTGGAGCGTTCGTCCGCAACTATGCACAATACGTCGAGACCAGACTTGAGCCAGCATACGACAACGACCGTGCTATACGGATGCTCTGGAAAGTCGTAAAAGCGTTCGATGATATGAACGTGCAGAAGATGGAAGAACGTGATAAGCGTAGACGAGAAGCAAACAAGAAAAATATAAACAAGCGTTGGAACGATAAAAAATACAAAAGCATACCAATGGTATCACAGGATACGAATGGTATAAATGGTATACCAAACATACCAACTGATACGAATGGTAGCTTATCTGTATCTGAATCTGATAAAAAAGAAAAATGTGAAAAGAAAAATACCAACGAAGTCAAACGCTTCAAAGCACCGACTGTCGAGCAGGCCAAAGCATACTTTGCCGATAAGGGCTACATGGAATCAGAAGCAGAGCGGTTTGTTGACCACTTCACGGCAAATGGCTGGAAGGTCAGCAAATCGCCTATGAAGGACTGGAAAGCTGCTGCACGGAACTGGATGCGTAACGTGAAGGACTGGAACGGTGGCTATCAGCAAACAATGACTGAATTGCCTGACGAGGGAGACTTTCTGCGGTGAATATTGAAAATAAGACCCAATACATCCTGCTGGGAGCGGTCCTTACGTTTTCGGAATACGCTGATGTTTTGCAGGACTTGGAGATTGAAGATTTTTGCCCTGAACTGCAAAGCACATTCGCTGCCATTCGTGGTTATTGGGAACACAACGACAAATGGAACCCGGTAGAAGTCATGGGGCGGTACGATAACTGCAAGAAAGCAATGGGTGAATGTCTGGATGCCTTCGGCGCAGAGTTCATCCGAAACGTCACCCATGATATGATGCTTGGATGGGCTGGAATCGTCAAGGAACAGGCAGCATTGACCAGAGCCAGAGGGCTTGCGTTCAAAATCGTTGATGGCTCGACCAGATACGCAGACCTGACAGGCATCTATGAACAGCTAGGCGAAGCTATCAACCTGCACAACGAGAGAAGCGATTTCATCCCGATGTGTGACGGCATAGACAATTACATCCGCAAGCTAGACGATAAACCGGAGTATATCAGCACAGGGCTTAAAGTGCTGGACAACAACTTGCATCTTGTGCTGGGCAACTTCGTTGTGATCGGCGGCAGACCGTCTGCCGGTAAAACTGCTCTATCCCTGCAACTTGCCTGTGAAATAGCCAAAAGCGGACGTAAGGTGGCGTATTTCAGCCTAGAGACAGACCCTGACACACTCTACGCCCGTATTATTGCAAACCAGCTAGGCGTACCGCTGCATACGGTAAAAAACAAGACCGTCAGCATTGACGAGCTTGACCGACTGGCTGCCATCAAGAAATATCCGTTGTTCGTCCGCTCTGCTGCCGGAAAGGGCGTTGGATGGATTAGAACGCAGTCCATCAGGATGCAGGCAAAAGTGGTGTTCATCGACTATTTGCAGCTTATCCATCAAGCCGGAGCGAAAGACCGATACAGTGCCGTCACGGAAATCAGCATGGCACTGCATGAGTTCGCACAGTCCACAGGAACGCTGGTGATAGCTCTTGCGCAACTTAATCGAGAGACAGCAAGAGCAGGAATCCCACCGACTGCCGCAGACCTGCGAGAGAGCGGACAGATTGAACAGGACGCAGATGCAATCATCTTGCTGGCGCAGAACGTGACCACGAAAAAGAGACCGGAGCAGCATTATCACTTTGCGCTTGAAAAAAACAAAGAGGGCAACGTAGGGTCACTGGACATCACGTTTCAGATGGAGACTCAGCAGTTCAAAGAATGCGTGTGGATGTGAGGTGATAACTTGTGGCAGAAAATATAGGATATTTACAATCTGACAGTTCAAAAAACGGAGATGAACAGTATACTCCAAGCTATGCCGTAAGACCTCTTTTGGAATTTATTCCGAACGAAAAAATTATTTGGTGTCCGTTTGACAAAGAATGGTCTGCGTTTGTCAGTGTTTTGGAAAACAATGGGAATAAAGTGATTTATAGCCATATTGACTATGGGCAGAACTTTTTTGATTACGAACCTCAAAAATGGGACATTCTTGTTTCAAATCCGCCGTTTAGCAAAAAAGACGCTGTTCTTCGTAGAGCATACGAGTTAAATAAACCATTTGCATTACTTCTTCCGGCAAATAGCATTCAAGGGAAAACAAGATTTGAGATTTTCAAAAATGACGTTCAAATGCTTTGTTTTGACCAGAGAATAGATTTTATGAATCCAAAACACATGGATAGCCCAGTAAAAGGAACTCCTTTTGGGAGCGCATACTTTTGCCGTGGTTTGCTTCCAACTAGACTTGAATTGCGCAGATTGGACAAAAGAGCATATAACATCGCGTCTGCGCTCCAATCGTCACAGTAGAATAGGCAAGAAAAACAGATAACAGGGTCAAGGCGATAAAGTTATCGTCTGAACCTCACAAATGTTTTTCACTACACAAAATACAGGAGAAAAACAACTATGGCACTTACCAACATCGAACGTGAGACTATCATCAACTTCAACGCAGCGGAGGATACCGCAGAAGTCTACACGGCTGACCCGGTTTACATTCGCAAGCTGGACAAGCTCTGTGAGCAGTTCCCCGATACATACAAGTTTATGGCGGAGCTGTCTGCCAAGCGGTGCAAGGAATCTAAGACCTATTTGATGCCGAAGCGTCTTGTGAAGTTCCGGTCACCTGTCACTCGTAAGATCAGCGAAGAGCAGCGTGAAGCACTGGCAGAGCGTCTGCGCAAGGCAAGAGAAGCCAAGAATATCTAATCTTAGCTCATACGACTACAAAACTGCTGTATCAGAAAGCATGGAATGGTGTCAGGTGGTAAAACTACCCTCTGCGGCTATTCCGTGTTTTTTCGTCTGTTATTTATCGAGAGAAAACGGCAAGGTCTGATTTTGAGCAGGAGCCGTCTTGATCGAGTGGCGTTTGGGCTGATATGGCTGCGACTATCAGTGTGATGCGTTTGAATGCAAATGGATGCGACTATTGCATACCAAGTGATACGAATCGTACCAGTTGATACGAATGGTATGCGTTGGTATCATGGTATACCAATCTTCCCCCCTTTCTTCCCCCTCTTTCCCCTACAACCCCTATTACCCCCTATAATCCCCCTAACTCCCCCCTCAAACAAATAAATTGTTTGAGGCCCCCACGCCAAAATGGTGCGACAACTGTGACAACTGAAAATGACAACCATGTTTTTTGCAAAGGCTCTTTCCCCCTACAACCCTCTATCTCCAAAGCTATACCGTTAGCCAGCAGGCCAGACCGTGACCGGCATCTACCGTCAGTCTCTATTGGCTGAATAGAGGCAGACCGTCCATCTGAACTCTACGTTACGTCACCCTCTATCGTCCGGCGCACCGCGCCGACCGGGTGACCTCCAACGGTAACTGCATCTAGCCTGAAAAGGATAGTGGCATCTGACCCATCACACTCCACGACTATTTCACATGGAGAATTGACTTCATTTTGTAGTTGGTTGAATATGTACAAATGTTGCATTGACTATTCCTAGCAGAATGCTATGAATTAATTAAGATACCATAGTACGTTACTGGGAATTAAATCGAGCAGGAAAAGACCAAATCGGATGATACGACTATTCTAGTAGAATAATCCCTAGATAGTTACTAGGATATATAAGCGTATGTTATAATAAGTACTATTGGCATACGAATTTGGTATGGCTAGACGAGAATAAAATTGACAGGTATCTTGACACATATTGATTTTTTGGTGGTCTGATGACTTAGCGACTATCGCCCCTCTCTTTCTCTAAAAGGCGAACGACTATTTCACACAAAAAATACACGACTATTTGACGAAGGTTCGCAAGAAAACGCTACGACTATTACTCTGCGACTATCAGTGGACTGCTCGTTACTATACGATATATAGGACTTTCAAAGGCTGGCCATCTGACGACTTTACGACTATTCTACGACTATTGGCTACGACTATCCCAGCCGGAACGCTGCGACTATTGCTGATCTCTATTAGCTATCGGGCGAAAGCCCGAAAAGAGATGCGGCGAAAGCCGCCAATGGTTCCGCGCCGCCCGCCGCGCCCCTGCTACTGGACTGCCCCGCCGGGTAGAGGGTGCCAGACTGACCCGGTGCGCCCTGACTGCTGACCGGTGCCAGATCGAAAGCCGCCGGGCGCGAGAAGCATCGAAACGCCGCCGGGCTGACCCTGTACAGGTGGAGACGCTGACCCCTCAGCAGGTGCGCCGGGCTTGCATGGTCTGCGATATGCTGCACTGTCTGGCATGGATCCATAACAGGTGCGTCTCTGCACTCTTATATACCTTATTATAATAGGCGGGACAAAATAAAAGCCCTGCACCCTCAGCAGATGCAAGGCAAAAGAAAAACCCCGCCAGCGTGGGCGGGGTGGAGGTGTTGTATTATTGCTCTGTATACATATCAATTATGTTAAGCGCAATTTGCAAGCCGTCCATAACGTGTTGATCATATTGATACATATATGAGCCGTCTGCGTGCTTGCTCTTGTCTTGCAGCGCCTTATATACGCGCTGGCTGTGCAAATCCAACTGTCTGTTAATAGATGATTTAATGTTGTTGATAGTTCTGTCCATAATATACCTCCCTGCCGTTGTCCGGCCTTAACTGTGATTAGATTATACAACACTGCAAGCCCAATTAGATGTACTTGCAAAAATATTTTTGCCCTTTTGGGCTGGGGCGGGGTTGCCTTACGGTGCAGCCCCGCTAAAGTGTCCGGGTGGCGTCACTTTGACGCCTTAAACAGCGCCGAGAAAAACCAAAAAACAAACAGGATGCAGGATAATATCACTTGTCGCACCCCCTCATACCACGCTAAAGCGCTTGTAGGTGGTTTTGCTGCTACACTCTGCGTATACATCCGGGTGCAGCGTTTTGAGCAGCTTGCTATCAAGTCGGACGCTTTGCACATCCTTGTAAATGGCTTTTGCGGTGCCTTGTACCATCTCCGGCGCGCCCTGCATCATGGTTATAATATCAGCCTTGATTGATTCGTTCATCGCTTCAAGCTCTTCCAAAAGCCGCTTGTTTTCGCGGTACTCGTTCACTTTTTCCTCGAATAACGTCATTTTTAGCCCTCCCTTATTAACTGTTAAGAAATGCGATCATAACGAGTGCGCCGGAGATCATGCCGCCAACGTACCAGATTGCAGCCCACTGGGAAAAATCCAAAGTAATCATACTGTAAACCCTCCGTTAGTCAAACTCCGGCATTGCCAGAATGATTTTTTTGCAACGCTCAACGCTCAAGCGGTACGGCTTGGATCGGGTCAGGTTGTCCGCTACAATCTGAGTGTATACCATTAACGGCAGCTCAAACAGTCCAGCGCACTTGGGATACAGGCGCACAGCCTGATTTCTGATTTCTGCGTTTAGTTCATCTGTTCTTGATACTGCGGGATGTAGCCCAGAACCTTAACCTTTGCCGGGATGGTATAATAAATCTGCCCACAATCGGGGCACCAAACAGCATTGTATTGCTTCCCGTCGTCGCCCAGTGCCTTGCACTCCACCTCACAGGTAAAGCGCTTTAGAGCGTCCGCCGTGAGCATTGCTGCCACATCTGTGGCGGGCTGTGCGTTAAACGCCGCCACTGCCTTTTCTGCGTCTGGCAGCGTGTCAAATACGCCCAGTGTCCAGCCCGCACCCTCCAAGATGTAGTCTACCATATACAGGCCGCTGTCACTGCACCAGAGCCACACAACGGGCTTAATGGTCATTCTGCGGTTGTTCTGGGCTTCGCAGAGCTGGTTAAGTGTGCCAGTCATTAACGTGCCGTCCTCAAATGTGGCGGTATAGAGGTCACTGCATTTATAGGTCTGTTTCATGGTTTTGCCCTCCTGTTTTGTAACGGTATTTGGTAGGCGTAACGTATATCTACGTTGTGCCTATATTGTAACGTATATTTACGTTTTTGTCAAGTTGCACACGCAACATAATGACGTATTTATACGTTTTTATTTTTTGTCCGTTTGGGCGTGCTCTATCGGACACGTTGCGCAGGCAGTCCAGCGCCCTGCACCCGGTCCGATCGTCCCGGCGCGGTCTGTCTGGTATCGAGTGCAGACCGGTGCAGTGTGTCCAGCGTTTTGGCGTGTGTGTCGTGCCTTGCGTGGTCTGCGTTGCATCTGGCGCGGTCTGTCCTGCTGCCTGTCGTGTGCAGCCCGTCCGGGTGCGCTGGGGCTGGGGCTTCCACCGGTGGGGTATACAGTGGGCGCCGGGGTGGGGTGGGTCGATAGCCTCCGTAGAAAAAATTCAAAAAAGGCGTTTTCATGTATCCCACCCCCTCTTTTCTGCTCAAAATATCCCTACCCCCTATTGCCAATCTCAAAAATTTCCCGCAAAAACAAAAAGACCCCTACAAAGGGTCTGTGTTCTGTGTTATACTTGTTTTACAAGCCTTGAAAGGGAGGAATCTGTAATGAACCAAAAGAATGACAAGAACAAAGAAAAGAGAGAAAAAAACGAAAAGATTGCCGCTTCAATATGGGAAATAATCATTGCAGTGGCTGTTATGGCTTGTGGCGCATATCTTATGATACATGGCATTGCAAGTGCCATATAAATAGAAAATGGAGGAATCTACAATGGCTAAAAGCAAAATGACAACGTGCAAGCACTGTGGGGCAGAGATTGCCGCAAGTGCAAAGGTCTGCCCTCAGTGTGGCGGTAAGAACAAGCCGCCCATCTACAAGCGCTGGTGGTTCATTGCCATCATTGTTTTGATTGTCTTGTCTGCTATTGGTGGCTCTAGCGATAGCGGCAAGAAGGGCTTTGAAGAAGGTTACAAGGACGCTACGTCTGGCAAGGCAAGTGCATCGACCGCTTCTTCTGTTGCGTCTGTGCCGGAAATCAGCGAGGACGATTACAAGGCAGAGTGCCAGAATGTGGACTATAAGGAACTGTGCCGTTATCCTGAAAAGTATGAAGGAACTAAGATTGTAGTCAAGGTAAAGGTCTCGCAGATTATTGATGCAAACTTCTCCGGTAGCGAAAAAGCGTGGAGAACCTACACTGACAACAGCGGATACGGATTCTATGCCGATGACGAATATTATATGCTGGATAAGCGTGGTGGCGATGCCGTGAAGATTCTGGAAGATGACATTATCAACGTCTATGGTGAGTTTACCGGGCTTGAGAAAATCACAAGAGCATTGACCAGCACCACTGATGAACTCCCTCGCATTGAAGTCAAGTACGCAGACCTCGTGGATGAATAAGGAGAACATAATGGAAAACAAAACGCCTAAGAGCGATTTGATTCCTTGCGAACACTGCGGTCACATGATTTCTAAAACGGCTAAGACCTGTCCTGAATGTGGCGGCAAAAACAGAAAATATATAAGTGCTGGCAAAGTTGTGCTTATAGTTGTCATGCTTATTATCTTCGCTTACCTTGAATTTATGCTTTCCGCTTCGTTCGTAGCGGGTTGGCCTAAACGAAAAAAGCCAGCGGCTAGATATTTTCTAACCACTGGCTTTTCTTATTGGTTATTTACGATTTAAGTGTTGGGAACATGATAGGAGCGCTTACTTCTTCCTTTTCCCTGAGAATGTCGAGCAAACAATCATTGTATCCCATTGAATAGCTGTCCTCGCAAAAATGTTGTACGGACGTTGCTAGCGCTACACTTACAACTTCTCTTGACCGCTTATCCTCTGGCATGATGATTTCTAATGCCTGATTAAGGATTTCATGGCTTTTTTCTAAAACAGCTTTGTGCTCTTCATTCTCAGCTTGTAGCCGAAACATTTCTTCCGAGTAGTCCATCAGCACGTCTCCATTCTAATCTGCTCACCAACAGGCAGATAGCCCGCTTCTTTAAGCTTGCTATAAATGAACTTCTGACCGGCTCTCGTCCAGCGGGCGACCTCTTTCGTCTTGCCGTTCGGCAACTCGATCGGATGACCAACAACGTATCCGTTGCCAAGATACTTCTTGTATGGAATCCACTGCTTGTTCACAACGTGCTGGATGCCCATTTCTTTAAGAATCTTGTTCAGTTTCCGAGCGGTCAGGCCGTAGTTCATTGCAATTTGCGTGGTGGTCAGGCTTTCATCGGAGAGTAGCATCGCCTTTGCGTAGTCGGAATCAGGCTTCATCTTGGCGTTTTCCGCTTCAAGAGCCTTTACCTTCTTGCGCTCCGTGTCGATAACACTGTTAGCGGCGATCAGAGCGCGGCTCAACAGCATTTCCGTGGATTCAGGCTCCGGGTTGGTCAACTTCTGCTCCATCTGATTGAAAGCGTCAATGTACTTGAGTTTCCATTCAAGGGCTTCCTTGCCGGTGAATCCCATAGCAAGGAGCGTGAAGCCGTCACGGTTCATCAGATACATGGGATAAGACTTGCCAGTACCGGCAGTGTAAGTGGTTTTGAAGAACATCTGGGTCACGGCTGAATTTTCAGCGCTGATGTTTTCGATGCTCTGAATAACGTTGCGGTGCTCCTTTCCGAAGTTCTCTGCCACTTCACGGCTGGAAACGACAACTTGTCCGTTTTCGCTAATAAGATTGATAGCATATTTAACCTTTTGTTCCATAAAAACTCCTATGGTTCTTGCGGAACAAGCCAATTCCTGCTATAATAAGGCTGGAACAGCTTGTTCCAGTGTTGTTTATGATACGTTCGCTGTGGCTGGTAACTTTAGCGAGCGTATCATTTTTCGTTTTCATCGGTCTCCGGGATGGGATGCACCTCAAAGAACGTGTCACGGATGGCTGCGGCCTGTGCGACCTTGTGTTCGGTGCAATAGGCTTTCAGCCACTGGAACTGCCGTTCGGTCAGCGCAACAGTGAACGTGTGATTGTGGCGTTCGAGATAAGGACTGTACATAAACTCACCTCCCTTCATGTGGGTGCAACCAGTATACGCAATATGTTGTGGCTTGTCAATTACGCAAACGCTTAATGTAGTACTGGTATCTGTACAAAATCTAAAAGTTTGTAGATTTGCACAAAACTCAGCCCTTATTTTTGGCTACTCCCGCTTCGTACCCTGCCCGGTAGTTCAGTTCGGACAGCTTGCCCAGTGCTTCTGCGTACTCCCTGTCCTCGCTGGTCGGCTCTTTTCCGTGTGCGAAGGCTTTCAGAAATTCTTCGGTTTTCGTTGGAAAGTTCATGTTTTTTGCTCCTAACTCTTGCGGAGAACAGCCCTTTTTGGTATAATAGATTCCGAAAAGGGAGACTGCCCCCTTGGTGGTGCAGTACCTTCTTTTTGTAACGGATAAGCTATCAGCTAAACTTTGGTAGGTGGGTGCTGATAGCTTATTTTTTTATGCGTTCTGCAACGTTGAAGATTAGATCAATCCCCATTCTTACAACATCGCTCTTGGTTCCATCCAGAGCATTGGCGCAAAATGTGATTTTTTCGATATCCTCTTCGCTAAGTCTGAACGAAACCATACGCATAGATTCGTTTTTAGATGGCTCTGCTACTTTCTGCAACTTCATCACCTCGCTTTGTTGCTGATGATAGTATATACCAGATATTGAACACTTGTCAATATGGAAGTTTGAAGAAAATATACTTTACAGATTCAGAATGGCTCAAAAATAAAGCGTATACACGTTTTCGTGTAAAATGATTAACGTTCTTATACTACTATACTCTGTATTTACAGAGTATAGTATATTTATATATACATAGAACGTAAATTTACGCTTGACGTATAAATACGTTTGTGGTATACTGAAGCCAGCAAAAAGAAAGAGGGAGCAAAAAATGAGAGCCGCAGAAATTATTAAAGACATGGTTGTAAATTCTCATCCGAAAATAACTTACAAGGTTCTCGCAAAAAAACTTGGTTATAAAGCAGCAACGAGCGTCACGGATAGGCTGAATCGTGGAGAACTGAGCGCAGAGAAATTTGCACAATTTGCAGATGAACTTGGCTACGAAATTATCATTCGTCCTAAAACCATCAAAAAGGACAAAGAAGATTTTTACCGGTTGGAATACCCCAAAAGAGCAAAGGACGGCGGTTCTGAATGAATGTAGCGTATGTTCGTGTATCTACTGTCGAACAGAATGAGGCACGACAGGTAGAAGCGTTGAAGCGGCATAACATTGACCGTTGGTTTATCGAAAAGGTCTCTGGCAAGAATATGGATAGACCGGAGTTGCAGAAGATGCTTAAATCGGTTCAGCCGGGCGATACCGTGTTTATCCACGATTTCAGCCGCCTTGCCCGTAGCACGAAGGACTTGCTTGAAATGGTTGAAACGCTGCAAGCTAACGGCGTACACCTCGCCAGTGATAAAGAGAACCTAGATACAGGCACACCCACCGGTAAGCTGATGCTCACGATGATTGCAGCCATCAACGAATTTGAACGACAGAATATGCTCGACCGCCAGCAAGAGGGCATCGAAGTGGCAAAGCAGAAAGGCGTTTATAAAGGCCGCAAGCCCACCGAGTATGACCGCAACCTCTTTGACGTTCTCCATGAGCAGGTTGAGAAGCGCATTCTCACGGTCACAGATGCCGCAAAACAGCTTGGCGTGACCCGCCAGACATGGTATCGGATTGCTGAACAGAACAGGTGAAAGGAGCAAGAGCCTATGGATAAGTGGAACAACAGAAACTCGTATGACTGGCTTGCAGGAGCGGTCGTTGGACTGCTTACCGGGTTCTTCATCGTGGTTGTGGTTGCGAGGTGCGTTCTGTGATACTTAGTGACAACATGAAGCACCTGATCGACACGCTAAACACCTATGAGCCTGACCTCCCGAATGGTTTTTATTCCGTAAAAGCCCTGCAAGACAAGCTGGACTTTACGGCGCAGTTCGTTCTTGAATCCCTTGCCAACGATGGGCTGATACGCTGGGGCGACACGCAGCACACAGCATTCTGGCTGTTGGAACGTGCGAGGAACTACAAGAAAATCCATAGGTTGGAAAAGATTGAACAGTGGAAAGAACGTGGGATAGGATTTGCTTGCGGCGTCCTGACCAGCGTTGTTGCAGGGCTGATTAGCATTGTGCTAGCTGGCGTTTTCAGTTGACGTTGTTCGCAACCTAGAATAAAAACCGAATATTTGATTTTTGTGCAGTTGTAGGCACTCTTTACATTTTCAGGTAGGGGGTGCCTATTTTTTTATGCAGCCAAAGCAGTGTATCGCCATCATCGACAGCATCAAAGCGTATGCAAAGCAGAATCCGACCGAAGCACAGGTCTACGAGGACTGGTTTCAGGCGGTGGTGAATCTAAGAGATGCCCTGCCGCAGGATAAGCGGTTCGATGCCTACAAATACTCTGGTGAGTTGCGCTCCGTATGTGCATCCATGATGGGCAAGATGAAAACAGGCGAGGACGTGGCGAAGGTCTATGATATTATCAGCCGAACGTACCTGTTTGAAGCAAAGGATGTGTTTGACAGCTATTGCATCTACCTCGAATGGAATCGTGCGCCTGAGAAGAAGTTCTATCAGCCACGCAGACGTATTCTCCACACGCTTGTTAATGACCTAGAGGATTTGTTTTTCCATCGTGTAGATTTCTTGGGAATTTCTATGGCTCCGAGAACAGGAAAATCAACTCTTTGTATATTTTTCATCACATGGCTGATGGGCAATCGTCCTGACGTTGCATCGGTTATGAGCGGACATTCCGACAAACTGACCAATGGCTTCTACGGCGAAGTGCTGTCCATCATCACCGACCCCGTTACCTACAACTGGGGCAAAATCTTCCCTGACGTTCAGCTTGTGGATAAGAGCGCAAAGGACGAAAGCGTTGACCTGAACCGAAAGAAGCGCTTCCCCACCCTGACCTGCCGCTCTATTGGAGGTACGCTGACTGGTGCTGTTGAAATCGGTGAGGGCGGCGTTCTGTACAGCGATGACTTGATTGAAGACTTGGAGGAAAGCCTGAACGTTGAGCGTCTGAACAACAAATACGATGCCTATCTGAACCAGTTGAAAGACCGCAAAAAGCAAGGTGCATTAGAGCTGATGGTCGGCACACGCTGGAATGTGCTTGACCCTCTGGGACGCATCCAGAACCAGTATGCAGACAACCCGAAGTACAGATTCCGTGTGATTCCTGCGGTGGATGAGAACGGACACAGCAACTTCAATTATGACTATGGCGTTGGCTTTGACGATGCCTACTATGCCGACATGAAAGCCAGCATTGACGATGCAACATGGTGGGCAAAGTACATGGGCAAGCCTTATGTGCGTGAAGGTCTGCTGTTCCCTGCCGATGAACTGCGGTATTTTAACGGCGTTCTTCCTGATGGTGAGCCCGATCGGAAGCTCATGGTCATGGATATTGCATGGGGTGGCGGGGACTTCACCGCCTGTCCTATCGCCTATGTGTACGGCGATGCCGTGTTCATCCCTGACCTTGTGTTCAATAACGGCGATAAGACCGTGACACGCCCGGAAGTCGTCGGCAAAATCATCCAGCACAAAATCAATGTGGTGCGCGGCGAAGCCAACAACGGCGGCGATGAATATTGTGACGTGGTGGACAGCCAGCTTCGGCAGCAGGGCTATCACTGCTCCGTTCGTAGCCAACGTGCGCCAAGTGGTCAAAGCAAGCTGTCAAGAATCATTCAGTACGCACCGGACATCAAACGGTTCTACTTCCTTGACGAAAAACACCAGTCGAAAGAGTACAAGGCGTTCATGGAGCAGGTCACGATGTTCACGCAGCTTGGCAAAGTTCCGCACGATGATGCACCGGACAGCCTGGCACAGCTTGCTGATGAACTGTACAACGGAATCAGTAAAATTGAGCCTGTCAAGAGGCCTTTTTGATTAAAAACACAATATATTGTGTTCGCTGGGTCTATTTATTTGATTTCACCACTTGACAAGGCTTATAATGTACGCAGGAAGTTTTGCAGCTTCCCTTAAAGGAATAGCTTGCACGCGGGGTTTTGTCATTTTACTCGCGTGCGTGTCAACAAGCATATTCCTCCTTTCACCGGTGGAGGTTTTCTCACTCTTTCGCCTTCACCGGACTTTATATGTTGCGTTTCCTGTTGGTTGGGAATGTCAGCCTGTCTCCCCCACGGCTGGCAAGCAACGGTTCGATTCCGTTACGCAGCACAACGATTCCTCAAGGATTGCATGGAAAAATTCTCCTTATGACAACCTCCCCCGTTATTCCCGGCTCTCGATGAAATGAGTTTTAGGCTATTTCTCATTTCAAAGAGCAACGGTAAATCAAGCCGGGTACATGACACAGAGTGGAGCAGTCTGGTAGCTCGTCGGGTTCATAGCCCGAAGGTCGGTGGTTCAAATCCATCCTCTGTATCCATCAGCGATTTGCCCTGGATGGAGCAAATCGTGGCTCTCGACACCCGACAAGTCAGAGCCTAGCATGACTGGTAGTGCGAACAGTTTCCCAGTAGCTTCCAACAGGTCTGTGCTCAACAGCCTGTTTCCAGAAATCCAACGAAAGGAGCGTTTATGCTAGTTAGAATCTGTTGCCCTTGTATCAGGCAGAATCCCATCTATAAGAACGTCCGTTGCAACCGCTATCTTGGCGAAGTAGACGGACGATACCATTTCAAGTGCGACAGATGCAAGGGTGTTATTGAAGGAGACACAAGGGAAGGATGGGTGAAAATCATCCATCCGCCGGAAAAGTAAATAGCTTTTGAAGCGCAGTTTTGGCGCAGTGAGATAGACCTTAACAGGTTTGTCTTGCTGCGCTTTTTATTTTGCCAGAAAGGAGGAACGCATGGCTGAGTATCAGATGGTCGTTGGCGGCTTTTTGAATGAGCCGCTGACTGGACGTAGACCGATTGAAACGCCGGAGACAGAAATCAATCGGGCAAACGTGCTGAAAGTGGTCATGGGCAAGGCAGAACCTATTCATCTGCTGAACAAGAATGAGATTCGCTTTTTGCACAACTACTACTTGGGTAGTCAGCCTGTCCTCCACCGCACGAAGGAGTACCACGCTGAAATCACCAATCGCATTGTAGAGAATCACGCCAACGAGTGCGTGGGCTTCTACACAGGTTACATGAGCGGCACTCCTTGCTCTTATGTGCGGTCTGAAACGGCAACTGGTGACGGTGAGGAAATCGCCCGCCTGTCCAACGCTTTGCAGTATGAGGGCAAGGACGCACTTGATCGGCGGCTCTGGCAGTGGATGTTGGAGTGTGGACAGGGATACCGCATTGTCCTTCCTGACAAGGGCTACAACGGCAACTACCCGGACGAAACGCCCCTTCTGGTGGATGTTCCCGACCCGGATATGGCGTATGTGATTTATAACTCCGGCATCGGGCACAAGCCCATTGCCAACGTGCTGCGCATTCCACGCAATTATCAGAACGACCTAAACGACCTGATTTGCGTGTATACGCCAAACCAGTACTTTGAAATCGACAACGGCAAGGTCACGAAGTCGGAAAATCACTCCCTCGGAATGCTGCCGATGGTCGAATACAAGCTGAACCCGGAGCGGATGGGTTTGTTTGAACCTGCTATCCCTGTGCTGGATGCCATCAACCTACTGGAGAGCAATCGTCTTGATGGCGTAGAGCAGTTCATCCAATCCATCATGGTCTTTATTAACTGTCTTGTTGATAAAGAAGCGTTGGAAGCTGTTAAGGCTATGGGCGCAATGTCAATTAAGTCTACTTCCGGGCTCGCCGCCGATGTAAAACAGCTTGCAAACGAGCTGAACCAACAGCAAACGCAGATTTTGATTGATTCCATGCTGAACGTGTACCGCAGTCTGACTGCTATGCCTAGTGCCACTGGCAGCGAGAACGCAACGTCCGACAACGTGGGTGCAGTCATTGTCCGCAACGGCTGGAATCACACCGAAGCAAGGGCACAGCAGTACGAGAATATGTTCAAATATGCTGAACGCCAAAGCCTGTCTGTAATGCTGAAAATCCTGCGTGACACGGCTGGTTCTAAGCTGATGGCAAGTGACATCAACATCAAACTGCCACGCCGCCAGTACGACAACCAGCAGAGCAAGGTTCAGATTTTCGCACAGATGATTCAGCAGCCGATTGACCCGCAGTTGGCGTTCACTACGCCCGGCCTGTTCCCAGACCCGCAGGCTGCTTACGAAATGAGCAAGCCCTTCCTGATTGCAACTGGCAAGCTGGGCGAGGATGGGAAAGCACCGAAGCCACAGAAACCGCAGGCGAAACAATTTGTCGATGCCAACAAAACATCGACCGATGAACAGTCTGAGAATACTAACAAAGAAACAGAGGGCGAATAGCCCTTTGCCATAAACACGGCAGGGAAGCCGGGATACAAATTTCGCAGCGTTGCAGGGAAGCAACGGTAAAAAAACGCAGGAGGAAATTAACGATATGAAACTCAATGTGTTGCTTGGTGATGCCTACAAAGAGGGCATGACCGCCGATGAAATCATTTCTGCGCTTGAAAAGGTTGCAGACCCTAGTGCAGAGGTCGAGAAGCTGCGCAACGCCGTGACGAAAGCCAATGGCGAAGCTGCTGAGTACAAGAAGCAGCTCAAGGCAAAGCGTACCGATGACGAGAATGCCGCGCAGGAACAGGCTGACAAGCTGGCAGAGATGCAGAAGCAGATTGAAGCCCTGACTGCCGACAAGGAGAATCTTGTCAAGGAAAAGACCCTTGCATCCTACCGTGAGAGGTTCGTTGCACAGGGTTATGACGCTGAACTCGCCAACAAGGCTGCATCTGCACTGGCTGACGGTGACATGGACAAGGTGTTTAAGTTCCAGTCGGAGTTTATGACTGCCCACGACACCGCATACAAGGCTTCTCTGCTGAAGGATATGCCCACACCTCCGGGTGCGAATGGCAAGGGTGGCTCTGACAGTGAGGGTGTGGCGTTTGCCAAGAGCCTTGCACAGCAGAACGCAAATACTTCCAAGGCATCGAGTGACGCAATGAGTGCTTTCCATTAACAAGGAGGAAAACATGAAGTTTACCCGAAACACGGTCAACGGAATCAACGATACCATCCTTGCTTCCAATGACTACACCGCCATCCCCTTTACCGTAACCGAAACTGCTGCGGTTAAGGCTGGCTATCCCATGACGCTGGCTGGCAAGAAAGCTGTTGCTACTGGCGAGACTGGTTCTAAGACCATCAACGCTGACGGCATCTTGCTGTATGACGTTGACCCGGCAGAGAACCCCAACGCTGCCCTGCTGATTCGTGGTGTTATCGACACCAAGAAGGCGGCAGCAAGTTCCAGCTTCACCTTTGACGCTGACGCAATCAAGGCACTCAAGACCGCCGTCCCCGGCATCTTCTGCCGTGACAACATCAGCGTAAACGCTTAATAGGAGGTAAAACAACATGGCACTGAATCTTAAGGAAGTCTTTGCCCCGGCTGCGATTGCCGCCTATTGGACGAATGACCCCACCAATGCGATGCCCTTTGCATCTGACGCACTGTTCCCCGCTAAGAAGAAGGCCGGTCTCGACCTGAAGTGGCTGCGTGGTCATAAGGGCGTTGGTGTGTCCCTGATGCCCAGCGCATTTGACGCAAAAGCTACTTTCCGCACCCGCGAGGGCTTCAAGTTCGATGAAACTGAGATGCCGTTCTTCCGTGAGGGCTATCATCTGGGCGAGAAAGACCGTCAGGAAATCCTGCGTGTTCTGGACAGCAACGACCCCTACGCCCGTGACGTGATGAACCGCCTGTACGATGATACCGCACAGCTTATCACTGGCGCACGCATCGTGCCTGAGCGCATGATCTGGCAGCTTCTGGCTCCCGCTAATGGCGTTCCTGGCATTACCATCAAGGCAAACGGCGTGAACTACACCTACAACTACGACCCGGATGGCACTTGGAAGACTACCAATTTCAAGGAAGTATCTGTCGCAAAATCCAAGTGGAACGTCACCACTGCCACCCCCATTGCCGACCTGAACGCTGCAAAGGATGCTGTTCTGGCGAGCGTGGGCGAGGTCGTGACTGAGGTGTACATGAACACCGCCACCTTCCGCAACATGATTGCTGCGGATGAGGTGAAGAACCGGTTTATGACCGTTACCGCAAAGGCGAACGCCGTTCTGCTGGACGCTGAAGCACGGCAGATTATCGAATCTGCAACCGGCCTGAAGATTCATCTGTACGACAAGATGTTCAAGGCAGACCAGTACAGCGCAAGCGAGAAGTATCTGCCTGACGGCATGGTGGTCGTTACCCCTGCTGGCGCACTGGGCAATGTCTGGTACGGCACTACTCCTGAGGAGGCAGACCTGCTGTCCGGTCAGACTGGTGCGTCTGTGTCCATCGTGAACACCGGCGTTGCCATTACCACCGAACTGACCGTTCACCCGGTCAACGCCAACGTCTACGCTTCTGAAATCGTCCTGCCGTCCTTTGAGCGCATGGACGCTGTGTACTGCATCAAGGCTTACTAAGGCGAAAGGAGGAAAGCAGCATGGGAGACCAGTATTCCGAAGCGGCAGTCAAGCTGGGGCAGTACATTGCCCCCGCACTTGACCGTGAAGTCACGGACGAGGACTACCCACTCTTCGACCTGCTGCTTGATTTCGCCAAAGACAAGATATTTGCACAGGGTTACCCATTCGGTAACAGACCGGATGAGTTGCCCTCGCAGTATCAGTCGTTGCAGATACGCATTGCAGCGGAACTGTACAACCACATCGGCGCAAACGGACAGACGAGCTACACCAATAACGGCATCACTCGTGTGTGGGAAAGCTCCGACGTGGCACAGTCCCTGCTGAATGAAGTGGTTCCGAGAGTAGGTGTTATTGGCTGATGTTCAATGGAAGCCCGCTGGATAAACGCCCGCTGTGGTATTCAAACCCGGTTGGTGAGAAAACGCCTGTCGTGGACGAGTGGGGCAACGAGACTGGCGAATCCGCATACGAATCGTGGAGCGAACCCGCAAAGCTGATGCTGAATGTCAGCCCTCCTACTGGTTCTGCGGAAGCAAACCCTTTTGGCGCATTTACGGATTACAGTTACATTGTTAGTTCGTCCAGCAAAAAGCGCAACACACCGCTTTATGAAGGCACACACGTCTGGTTTCAGACGGACGTTTCAAAGCCCTTCAATTACATTGTGGTCAAGGTCGCAGAGCATATTACAGACACGAAGTATGCGCTGAAAGAGGTGGCTGCAAGTGAAAATTAAAGTGAGGTTGAGCGATGCCGGACTTCGTGACGCGGAACGTCAGATACAGGAGTACAAAACCACCCTGAATAAAAAGGCTAGAGCGTTCGCTTTTCGCCTTTCGTGGCTTGGGCTTGAAGTCGCAAAGGTGCGTTTCGCTAATGCGGAATACGCTGGCTCCAATGACGTGAAATGCCATATCAACCAAAAAGACAAGACTTGTACCATCGTTGCAGAGGGCAAGTCAGTTGCCTTTATCGAGTTTGGCACTGGCGCACATCACAACGGATATGGCGGTGAACTGCCACCCGGCGTTGGTGCGCATGGCTCCTACGGCAAAGGGCAAGGCGCAAACCGCAGGTGGTACTACTATGGCGAATCCGGCAATGCTGGCACGCCTGTCAAGCAAGTTGATGGCAAAGGCCAGTTGAATTACACCGACGGTAACGAACCAGCTATGGCTATGTGGGGAGCTGTTGAGGAAATGGCTTCTCAAGTTGAAGCAACGTGGAGGGAGGTTTGGAATAGTTGATTGATTATTTCAATTCTATCTTCACGGCTGTTGCTAAGGAGCTACGAAAGCAAGTGCCCGGCATTTTCGTTACTGGTGAAATCAATGACAGCAACGTCAAGAAGTTTCCGTGTGTGCAGATAGAGGAAAACAGCAATCTCCCGGTTCACCGGGATTCTGCCAGTCACAGCAAGTACGCTGCTGTTTCCCTGCGTGTCCGTGTCTATTCCAACAAAACCAGCGGACGCATTGCAGAAGCACGTTCCATCGTTGGAATCGTGGATTCTATTCTTGAACCGCTTAACTTTTATCGCAAGTCGTTTGCCCCGTTGAATGGGCTGTACAACAATTCCGTCTATCGGATTGATTGCAGCTATGGGGCAACAATCGGAGAGGACGGAATGATTTACCGAAACTAAGGAGGTAAACATTCTATGAGTACTGCTATCTCCGGTCTGAATACCACCCTGTATTGTGGCGACAGCGCAACCGCTCTGACGAAGCTGTGCGACATCAAGGATGTGCCTGACCTGATCTCTGAGCCGAACCTTCTGGATGCAACCACCTTGTCTGACCCCATGCAGGTCAACATCTTCGGCATTATCCAGAGTGACACCAAGTCCTTTACTGCCAACTACAACAAGACTGACTACAAGAAGGTCAAGGAAGCTGGCTACGATGAGACTTCCGAGAGCAACACCGTGAAGTACTACGCCCTGAAGATGCAGGACGGCTCCGGCTTCACTTGGCAGGGTATGCATCAGGTTGGTCTGTCCGGCTTTGGCGTGGACGAGGTTGTGGAAATGACCATCAACTGCATCTTCACCAAGAAGCCTGAGTTCAGCGAGACCCTGACTGTCAACGGCGGCTAAACCGCAAAAAATCGAATCAATCAAACCGGGCAGAACTGAACAACGGATTTGGTTCTGCCCCTATTTATAAAGGAGAGCATTTATTATGGCTGCTAAGGTTATCAACTTTCATTCCCCCGATGGCAAGAACACTTACGAGCTGACCTTCACCCGTGACAGCGTGGAAGCTACCGAACGTGCAGGTTTTCAGATTGGCCAGTACACCCAGATGACCAATCTGCTGTCCAACTCTCGTGCTTTGTTCTACGGCGCTTTCATCGCACGGAACAAGGGCATCAAGCGCAAGGTTGTGGACGGGATGTTCCAGCACATCGAGGATAAGGAAGACCTGATGGGCGTTCTGCTTGAGATGTTTATGGACGCTTCTAAGTCCCTGCTGGCAACTGACACTGAGGACAAGACCGCAAAAAACGCAACGTGGGAGATTGTGTAACTGCACAATCTCAAGAAACAGACGGAGAGGGGGAGCCATTCTCCTTCTCCAAGCTGTTTCACGATGTAGAAGCCTATTATATCTCCATCGGCATGACCTATGACCAGTTCTGGTACGGCGATGTCTGGTTGGCGAAGGTCTACCGTGACGCAGAGGAGTTGCGGGAACGCAGAGCCAACGCAGAAGCGTGGAGAAATGGCTTTTACATGGCATCTGCGCTTTCCTCTACGGTTGGCAATATGTTCCGTAAGAAAGGGTCTAAGCCTATCAAATACATGGATAGACCGATTCCCCTTACTCAAAAGGAGAAAGACGAGTATGAATACCAACGCGCAGTTGAGGCGCAGGAGCGAATCAAGAGAATGATGTTCTCTGTGATGGAAAGTGATGGTGGTAGTGATGGCTGATGTTGATATTACGAGCTTATCCGTAGAGATTTCTGCGGAATCGCAGGGCGCAGAGCTTAATATCGACAAGCTCGCTGCCGCCATTTCTAATTTGCGCACAAAGGGCAACGTCACAAAGGTTGTAAACAGCCTTGACAAGCTGGCCGGTTCCATTGCAACGCTGAAACAGGCATCCGCTGGAATGTCCGGGCTGGACAAAATTACAAGCTTTCTGAATGGGCTTTCCAACGTCAACACGACTGCAAGCGCAAAGAGCATCAACACGGTCGTGAGTGCCATCAAGAAGATTCCTGCGGCTGTGTCTAGCTTGAACGGAGTGGACTTTTACTCCATGTCTGGAAGCATTACTCAGCTCACTAACGCTTTGGCTCCGCTGTCCATTCTGGACGCATCGAACCTTAAAGCTCTTGGCAGTGCTTTCAATGCGATTGGAAAGGTTCCTGACCTGACCGACAAGCTGAAAGCGACTGACCTTGATTCTTTTGCAAGCTCTTGTCAGAAGATTTCTGCTGCTCTTGCTCCCCTTGCATCTCAGCTTGACAAGGTGGGCAATGCATTTGCAAAGCTCCCTCCGCAGTTGAGCAAGGTGGTTACACAGGCAAATCGTGTGACTGCTGCAAACGAGAAGCAGCGCAAGAGCTATCTCAGTCTGTCCAATCAGATGAATGGTTTCATGCGGAACATGGCAAAGCTGGTTTCGTTGAAAGCTATCGCCGAGTATCTTGGCAACGCTGTTGCGAAGTTCAATGACTTCTACGAAGCAACAGACCTGTTCCATAATGCTATGGGCAATTTGAGCGGTGAAGCCGATACGCTCATTAGCAAGATGCAGGGTTTGCTTGACGTTGACCCGACCAAAGCGATGACCTACATGGCTACCATCCAGAGCTTGGGTACTTCGTTTGGTCTGACCAGCGACAAGGCATACATTCTGTCTAAGAACCTGACCCAGCTTGCCTATGATGAAGGTTCCTATTGGAACAAGGACGTTGCAGAGACCTTTACCGCAATGTCTTCCGCAATCTCTGGTGAGATTGAGCCTATTCGCCGTTTGGGCATTGACCTAACTCAGGCACGGTTACAGCAAGAACTTCTTGCTTTGGGCTTTAACAAGCAGGTTTCTAGTCTGTCTCAGGCAGACAAGGCGGTTCTTCGTTACATTGCCATTATGAAGCAGACTGCCAACGTACAGGGCAACCTTGCACAGACCATCCAAAGCCCCGCAAACCAGATTAAGATTTTGAAAGCGCAGCTGGATATGTTGGCGAAGTCTGTTGGTTCTCTGCTCTACCCCGCCCTGAAATCCATTCTTCCCCCGCTGATTGCCGCTGTTCAGCTCATTCGAGAGTTTGTCGAGTGGGTGGCAAAGCTGATGGGCGTGAAGGTCGTGTTCACTGATTTCACCAAGAGTGCTGACAGCGTTGGTGGCATCGGTGACGCAATGGATGACACGGCAGACTCCACCAAGAAAGCTGCCAAAGCCCTCAATGACTACACGATGGGCTTTGATGAGCTGAACATCATTGACCCCACACAGGGAAGCTCTGGCTCTGGCGGCGGCGCATCTGCTGGCAACATCTTGGGCGATGTAGACCTGTCCGGCTACGATATGTTCAAGAACTATGTTGGCAACACTGTGGATGAAATCAAGGAAAAACTTCGCAAACTTGCTCCTATTGTTGCTGCTATCGGCGCCGGTTTTGCCGCATGGGCTATCGGGAATGCGCTCCTTACTGCGTTGAAAGACACTCATGATTGGGCATACAAGCTCGGGAAAATCGTTGGTGGTCTTAATCCAGAGCTACTTCTAGTAGCCGGGACGGTCGCCCTTATCGTTGGTCGATTTGTTCAACTTTATCAAAATAGCGAAAATTTCCGGCAAGGTTTGACCCGTATCAAGGATTTGATTTACCTTGCGGGTCTTGGGTTTACGCAAGGCTGGAACATCTCTTTGACTGATGGGAAACTTGGCGAGTCTATCAAATGGCTAAAAGAAGCTCTTTCTAATCTCGGTCAAGCAATTTGGAATTTGATTCCTGAGGAATGGCAGGGGAAAATCTCTACTGCATTCGAGACAATTCAAAAAGTCGTCAAAGACCTTGACCTCGATTTGGGCGATTTGGTCATGACGCTTATCGGAATCGGTTTGACTATTAGCGGGCATCCCGTTGCTGGTCTTGCCGTTCTTGGTTTCGAAGCCGTCTCTGTCGCCGTGCGTGGTCTTGGCAGTGAAAGCGAAGCAGAAGCATTTCAGCTGAAATCTGATTGGCATGATGCTTTCGTGAATTTCGGCACGATTGCGGCCGAAACAGTGGCAGACATCATAACTGCTCTCGGAAATCTTATCAATGATTTTGCAATTCTTATCGGATGGATTCAAAATGGCGTTTCTGAAACGGAAATGCTCGACATCCAGATGAATGGAAATTTTCTTGAAGGTGCAATCGCGTCTCTTGCGCAAGTTATCCACGACATGGGCGTGTTCATTGGATGGATTATTAAAGGCGTAGACGAATCAGACCGCCTTGCCATCGCCGCCAATGGAAACTTTGCGGAAAAATTTGTTCTCTTGATTGCTGATGTAATCAATGGAATCAAAGACGCTGTAACGTGGTTTGGAAAACTGATTGATAAAGTTTCTAAGTTTAATCCGTTAAGCGTTGGCAAAAACATTATTGATGGCATCACGAAGGGCATCACGGGGAACACCAATGTGTCAAATGACGCGACCAAACAGTTGACCGATGGAATCAAGAAAACCGCTCAAGATGAACTTGATATTCACTCTCCCTCTAAGTGGTTTGAAGGGATTGGCAGCTACGTCGTTCAAGGCCTTGCCAACGGCATCACTGGCGCTCTCGGTTATGTCAACGATGCTATGAATAAACTCGTAGACGCCACCAAGGCCAAGGGAGAAGAGATAGCGAACTATGGCATTGACTGCGGCACAAGCTACGTCAACGGCATCATTTCCGGGCTAGACTCTAAGTGGGCCGAACTCGATAACAACCTCAAAACCAACTTCTTCGGTACGGTGCAAACTTTCATTCAGGCTGCACAGAGTGGGGATTGGAAAACAGTCGGCACTACCATTGCAGCTGGTATTTGGGGCGCTATGGGCGATGAGCAGCGTAAACGCGCCAAGTCCGTTGCAAGCGACCTTGTAAGCAGACTAAGCAAAGAATTGAAAAGCCAAGCTTCTTCTCTGCTGAACACCGCTGCTACCATTGGGAAAAATCTGGTGAACAATCTGACCCAAAACTTTGGAAAGGTTTCCGCTGAAACTCAGACGATGCTTTCCGGCATTACGCAGGCTTTCGGAAACGTGAAGTCTCCTCTCGCAACGGCAGCTAAAGCCATCAGTGCGGCGCTCTCTGGTGGTTTACTCAGCTCTTTCCCGACGATTTTTGCCGGGTTTGCAAGTCTGGTAAGCACCATCGGAACCGCAGTGGCAGGAATGCTTTCTGCTGTGGGTGCTGCACTCAGTGCTACGATTTTTGGCATTCCAGCTGGCATCGTGGCCCTTGCCGCCGCCGCAACCCTTGGAGTTGCGATTGCTGGCATCGTGTCGAAACTTGGCGGCAGCCGGTCTACCGGCAGTTACAGCGATACATCTCAGTACGTCGGAAGCTCCAGCTATAATTCCTCGACGTCTAGCTCTTCTTACAGCGGAACCTATTCTGCGGCCGGAGGAAACTCCGAAGAGATGAGAGATGCTGTGTACAACGGCTGCTACAATGCATTCCTCGATATATGGCAGCGTTACGGAGAGGAAATTTCCGATGGCAGGGACGTGAAAGTTTACCTTGATGGCAAGCAGCTCACTGCTTCCGTTGAAAAAACGCAGAAAGAACGCGGCATGTCCATTATGGGTACTGAAGTTTACTCTTACTAAGAAAGGATGGTTCAGATGGCCAATATTCCTGCACTGGTTACGGTGAATGGCGTAGAGCTGCCGGAACCCTCCTCTTATGAGGGAACGACTAGCACGATCGTGGACTCTGGACGAAATGTTCAGGGTAAAGTTGTTGGCGCTGTCGTGCGGCATGATGTAGCAAAAGTCTCCATGTCATGGAACTACCTCACTGCGCGGCAGTGGGCCGACATCTTGAGCCTTTTCACTACAAATTTTTACTGCACCGTTAAGTTTTACAATCAAGCCACAGCCGGTTATACAACCCGCCAGATGTATGTCTCCGACCGCACCGGCGGTATGTGGCGTAGAGGACCGAAAACCGGTGGCGTGATGGGATGGACAGGGTGCAAACTTTCTCTTGTGGAGGTATGATACATGGTTGAAGTCTCCGATAAGTGGAAAGAAAAATTTAACGAAACCCTCGTCCCGGAATCTTTTGTAGAGATTACCTGCGGAATCACTGAGCCTGGCATCAATAAAAAAGCTACCATCGTCACGTCATCGGCAGCCCCGTTCTCCACCTTTCACAATATTGCGCTTTCCGATAACGCTTCCATTTCGAGGTATTCCACAGGAGAGCCCAATCTCACTGTTCTTGATGGAAGCTGTAGCATCGTCCCTTCTTCTCCTCCGTATGGAACTACTGGTTTTTTGAGTGCCGAGATTTTTGACGATTCAAACCATCCTGTTATCCGGCTTGAACTTCCAAGTGAAAACAAGTCCTCCGTTCCTGGCGTTTCGATTTGCTGGTCTACAGTATTCGGGGAGTACGCTACGGATTTTTCGGTCAGCGCATACCTTGGAACTAGCAAACTAAAAACTGTGACTGTGAACGGAAACAAATCCGTCCGTTCTGATGTTGAGGCTGAACTTTCCGGGTTTGATGCCGTAGAGATTGAAATTCTAAAGTGGTGTCTCCCCGACCGAAGAGTAAGGGTCGAGCAAGTAAAAATCGGAAGGTATCTGGTGTTTGACAAGACCAAAATCTTGTCCTACAGCCATTCTTCTGCAAGAGACCCTATCTCCGGGCAGCTTTCTCAGGAGTCGATTTCCTTTAGTTTAGACAACAGTGACCGCACATGGGACTCCGTAAACCCTCAAGGGATTTACAAGTACATCTATGAGCGCCAGCCTGTCACCGTTCGTTATGGAATGGATGTTGATGGAAAGACTGAATGGGTGAGCGGAGGAATGTTCTTCCTGTCGGAGTGGAGCGTCCCTGCCAACAGTATTGAGGCGTCCTTTCAGGCGCGAGACGCTTTCCTGTATCTATCCAGCACGAAGTACACCGGAAGAAAATACGGCACGCTCTATGAGATGTGCTACGATGCCTTGGAGCTGTTGGAAGCGGATGAAATTACCTTCGATATTTCGGATGAACTGAAAGATTACTCCACCGACATTACAAGCGATGAGTCTACTTATCACAATTCCGATATTTTGCAGCTTGCGGCAAACGCTGCTGGAATGGCTTTGTACCAGACTCGTGATGGCGTGATAAAAATTAACAGAGTCTACGGAGCCGATACATCCAATCCCGTGTTGGACATTCCAGTACTGAACAATTATTCTTGGCCGGAAATCACCTTTGCCCAGAATATGCTTAACGTAGTGACCACCGTAGGAAATGCCACCTACGCTTATCCTGAAAATCCTTCGGGCAAAGGCGTGAGCCAGACTCTGAGCAATGTTATGCTCACAAAGGACATCCTTGCAAAATCCAGGAACGCCCTTACGGAGTCTTATGGAGTCCTTTCTAACCGTCGCAAGGCTTCTCTTACCTATCGGGCAAGCCCTACTATTGATGCTCTTGATATTGTAAAGATTCACCATCAGTTCAATTACGACGCTGTCTTGCTGACAACCAATGTAAAGTACACCTTCAATGGGTGTTTCAAAGGCACTGTCGAAGGGTACATGATGGCAGATGCTCAGGCCATGTCTCTTGACCATACCAGTGAACAGCTTGGCTGGGGCGACTCCGTTATTTTGTCTGCCACCCTCTCCCCTGCTTCTATTGATTCTCCGAAAATCAACTGGTCGGCTTCTCCTGAGGGAATCGTCTGTATCCACGTTCTGACAAACGCAGAAGGAAAATCCACCTGTCAAGTCAAGTGGAACTCCCCGGGTAAGGCTGTTGTCACAGCCTCGGCAGGTGGCGTCTCCGCGGAATGCTCCTTTGCTACGGCAGCGTACAATCTGTTTGATGTTGCAGAGGGCGGCACCGTCCTTATGGATGAAGGCGGTAACGTGGCCGAGTTCATCGTTGCAAAGCATGACTACGAAAGCGAGCTGAATGGAGCCGGGCGAACTCTTCTGGTTCGAAAACACTATGCAGCCATCATGGCTTGGAGCTCTACATGGTCTACTTACGCCAGCAGCAGCGTAAACAGCTGGCTCAACGGAGAGTACTTCAACTCGTTCAGCTCCGCCCAGAAGCAAGCTATTGATAAGACGACCATCTATTATACTCCCGGTTTTTCTGACTCTTATTGCAATTCTGGCAGCAGCAAAGTGACTACGATGGCAAAAAGCATTTTTCTGCTTTCTTCTTACGAGTTCGGGTATGACACGGAAGGCTCTGATGCTCCGAATTGGACAACTAGCAGCCCTAGCTATAAGCACAACGAGGGTACTCCCCTGCAAAATGCATCTGGAATCCTGAAAACGATGCTTGCCTCTGACATGGATGGCTCCAGCAGAGGGCGTTCCATTTGGACGAGAACTCCTTACCTGTACTCGCTTCAGATGCTTCGTGATATTGCTGGCACAAGTTCAAGCGCCAACAAGTACTGGCGACCTCTGTTGGTCAGCAAACTTGTAAATGCATACGCCGTGTATGATTCTACGTTACAAGTGAATACCAACGCAGAGACGATTTCTTACGCTACGAATGACGATTCCCCCCGTAAGTATGACAATGTTGTTCACCCTGCATTTACCGTCCCAAAGTCTCTCGCTATTGACGCTGACGGCAAACTGATTTTTTAAGAGGTGAAATATGGCAACGTGGATTACAGACCGAACGCAAGCTGATGTTGATCGGGTAAAAGAACTGACCGCAAAGGCAAGAAGCGGCACATGGACGGAGGAAGAACAGCAAGAATGGGCCGCTGGCATGAAAGGTGCGCTCAGCTACACCGATTACAACCGCATTGAAAACGGAATCAAAGAACTTGCTGAAATCGTTGGCGCATCTTATTCTGCAAGGATTGTACAGCAAAACATTCAAGTTGTTACTGCGAAAAATGAAAGCGGCGGCATCCCCGCGTGGGACACTTATCCCGCCAAGTACGAGTTCTTCATGCCGCTGACTGCCAAGAAAGCGGGCCTGCGACTCCGCTCGCTGGAGTTCCGCGTCAAGGGCTATGTGCCGGGCACGATGCGCACCGTCCTGCGCAAGTACGGCTCCACGACCGCCCTAGTGGATAAGTTCATCGACATTATCCGCGGCTACAACGACGTGGTGTTGGACATGGGCGATTTCCCGCTGGAAAAGGGTGTCGAATACCAGCTCTATTTCGCCGCCTCCAACAACTTCTACCCGCCCTCTGTCGAACCCTCATGGGTCGTCGCAAACGACTACGTCAACATTACAAATGGAAGCGCTTATTACGGCGACGACAGCAAGCTTATTTTTTCAGGAACAATCGGTTTAACCGTGCCTGTGGAAGCTGGTTGGACAATCAATGATTATCTGACCATTGCGGATGCCACTCGGTGGATTGATAACGTGAAAGCCATTCGTTCCAAATGCAGCGGCAAAAGTTCTACCCCGGGAGTTCCCGAGGCGCTGAGTTATCATTTTGCGGTTATCAATCAAGTAGAAAAAGTTTTGTCTGACATTGAAGCGATGGCAAAGGACCATTTACTTTATTGTTCAGATACAATATGCGGAGGTGAACCCTATTATGCATTTTGTTGACCGAAAAGCAAAATATCCCGGGCGTTGGACTATGATGAAATCTGATGGCACATCAGAAATCATCACTTTGATTCGTAATGATGAACCTGTTGTCGAGGGTACTCCAATGAACGCCGACACCCTCAACACTCTGAGTGATGTTGCAGGGGCTGACATTGCAAAGGAAAAGGCAGAAGCCGCCGCAACCGTTGCGTCAACCGCAAAAGGCGCTGCTGAATTAGCCGCAAACTCTGCAACCGCAAGCAGAGACGCTGCGGCCTCATCCGCAGAAGAAGCGAAAAAAAGCGCCGACAAGGCGGCTGCTGTAGTGAGTACCGACCCCACCTTGACCGTCAAGGGCGCTCCCGCAGACGCCAAAGCCGTGGGCGACATCGTGCTGCCCCGGGTGGTGGTGCAGACCGAAGCGGGCAGCTCCATCGTCCTCTCGGACGGAGAGAAAGACGTGAGCGGCGTGGCGGAAGGCGGCAGCTTTTCTGCGGCCCTGCCCCACGACGGGGAGTGGACCGTCACCGCCACGCTCGGCACCAGCGCGGCCACGGAGACGGTGCAGGCGGAGTATTGCCGCACCAAGACCCTGACCCTGACCTACTACACCCTGACCGTGACGGTCAAGGCTGGCAGCACCGTCACCGCCCAGTGCGGAGACAAGACCGTGACCGGCACCGTGCCGGAGAGCGGAAGCATCAAGCTGTATCTGCCCATCGCTGGCACATGGACCGTGACGGCCACGCTGGGCGACGAGACCACCGAGGACAGCGTGGAGGTGAGCGAGTATAGGGATTATCCCCTTGAACTTACCTATGTCCACATCTACGGCGCAAGCTGGGACGGCACCAGCACAACCAAGTGGAGCCGCACCGACGAGGCGGCAGAGTTTACCGACCCCGTGCCGTATGTCGCGGGCGCAAGCAGCTATGGCAGCCCCTTTGATAGCTTGCAGCCCTGGGCGGGCATGACCGTTAGTGAGCGCACCGGCGGCACGATGGTAGCCATCCCCAAGTTTTGGTACAAGCTGACCCAAAACGGCAGGGGAATGACCATCCAGATCGCCGACCGCGCGGTGGAGGGCTACAGCGTCAGCCCCGCCCACATGGACAGAGGTGACGGCCACGGCGAGCGGGATGTGGTGTATATCGGCAGATACCACTGCAACGGCACCTATAAGAGCGGCACCGGCAGCCCCAGGGCGAACATGACCCGCTCTTCGGCCCGCTCCGGCATCCACAATCTCGGCTCGACCATCTGGCAGAGCGATTTTGCCATGCGGTTTACTGTCTGGCTGCTCTATATCGTCGAATTTTGCGACTGGAACAGTCAGGCGAAAATCGGCTATGGATGCAGTCCGAACAGCAACACCTTCGCAATGGGCTACACCGACTCGATGCCCTACCACACCGGCACCGATCAGAGCAGCCGGGCCACCTACGGCGGCACGCAGTACCGCAACATCGAGGGCCTGTGGGATAACGTGTTGGACTGGTGCGATGGCTGCTACAACAACGGCAACGGCCTGAACATCATCTTGAATCCCTCCGAGTTCAGCGACAGCGGCAATGGCACGGCGGTCGGCGTTCCGTCCAATGGCTGGCCGTCCGCATTCAATGTCAAGACAAACGGCGGCTTCCCGACGTTTATCCCCACATCCGCGTCCGGTAATGACGCAACGTACTCGTGCGATGTCTGGTACTTCAGCTCGTCGAGCCCGTGCCTCTACGTCGGTGGTGACTGTAGCCACGGCTCCGGCTATGGTTTGTTCTGCGTCGGCTGCTACGCCGCGTCGTACTATGGCGGGGTCATCGGCTGCCGCCTCCAGGAACTCCCCAA